TTGGGCTCCCAACAATGCTCCACCAATTCCTCCATAGATTCCACCTACATTATAAAAGTTAAACACTATACTGTACCATTCTTTAGCATTGTTCTTTCAAATGACCAAGCATGTAAAGAACCAATCCACATATTTAAATCACCCATTTGAAGATCCATTTCAAGCTTATCTTTTACCCATTGTGCTAGGCGAATTGTCATGTAGATATCATTTTTAAAATGCCTACGTACATCACAACTCCTAATTAAATAAGTACAATGCAACCGATTATCACGTATCATAAAATGATAGCCCAATGTGCAAGGTACGCGTTCACCAATATCAACTTGGTCTTCCGGGTACCACACAGAAAGGTAAGCTTGACGCGTTAATGGATCTTTTTTCATACGCTCAACAAGATGATCTAGATCTCCATAGTTATAACGTATACCTTTTAAATCACGGGGTGGCCAATACCTTTCCATATAAGAATGGCTAAACTGTTTATCACCTTCACGAAAACGGTCATTATCTTTACCGTGGTCATAATAAGGCCAGTTATAATATTGATTACCAGGGTTTAATGGTTGGCCTGATACACGTTCTTGAAAATGGTCTTCAGACCAAGGCTGATCAGCTTTAGTTTGGCTTTGAAGTATAGATACATTACTTGGCATTCTCATTTGATAGAAACGTTGTGTTATTTCAATCATTGGATGTTCAACTTCAGTTGATTGCCATTTAAGTGGCTTTACTTCTTGACCATTTTTATACAAGTCTAAAACTGCTTGTTCAATACATTCGTGTACAGGTTGTGTCATTAATTCTCCGTAATTTAATTATTAATTAAATATAAGTTTAGCTACCAAAAACTTTCTTGGTACCGCCATCATAAATATAAGCATGGCCCTCTTGAATTAAGGTTTGATTAACACTTATTGGTTGGTCTTCATCACCAATAAATACTTCACCCAATAGTCTTCCATATTTACCTAATCCGTGGCTTTGAACTAAAAACTTACTATCATTACCTTCAAGTAATTCTTTGTTTCTAGCCTTAGCCGCTAAACCTTTTTTCTTTTCCTCAAGATCACGAGTTCTACTTTCCCAAGTATCTAAACCCATATATCTTATTCTTTTCTTTACCCATATATCAAATCCTACATCAATAAGAGCATCAATGGTGTCACCATCTACAACTCTTAATAATTTTGCTTGATAAAAATATCTAGTCATGTTATTCCTCTTTTCCTTTAATGTCGTAACTTGCAGCTGATTCGTCTTCTTCTGTTAGGATTGCTTCATCATTTGCAGCCCCTAAAATAGCATAACCTGCAATATCACGCCAAGGGCTTTCATTAAATGCATCCTTTTCATTAGCTAATCTAAACAACTTATCAATAACACGAATTGTAGTTAACATGTCCATAAACTGTTCTGGCTTTACGCCCTCTGGGTATAAGACCTTTAAAATCTTATGGCCATTACCAAATGAATCACCATAAGCTTTATTTTTTTCCGTAACTAGTTTACCAATTTCTGTAGCAATCTTTTTATATTCTTTCATTTAATCTCCAATTAACATATCAATATCAACACCGTCTTCTTCAAACAATCTATAAGTACGTGTCAATACTCTTTTTATCCACTGCATTTTAACTGTTTCTAAAACCGCAGGGTCACCAAATTTATCTTTAAATCTTAGTAGCATTTCTTTGAAAGATGGATTCCAACTAGTAATACCATACTTTCTCATCATCATAGCTGCTGTAGGGGCCTGGTGCATATTGATAAATGACGATGTCATAAAGCAGGAGAATAAAGTACATCTAACACGTTGCTCTACAAACCCCTCTAGCATTTCGTTTAAAAATTCAAAATCCATATAAGTCTTTGGCCATATTTCTGTGTTTCTAAATACAATCAAAGCTTCATACTCAGTCATTGTAGACTTTTGTATATATAAACTATCTAAACATTTTAATCTATCAGTTCTATTAAAGGCTGGCTCAGAAAAACTAATTAACCCTCTTGCTTGTCTTGGCTGCAATTGACGAATTTGAGAAACTAATAAATCATATTGTTTTTCAACTTTAGGCCCAAAATAACTTTCTCTTAATCTACTCAACTTCATATCTTTATTATACCCTGAATATTTATAGAAATCTTTTTCTATAATCGTATCATCAAAGTGTATACCTTCTGTATAACCATATACTCTTCGGGAAAACATTGTAGGATAATAATAAGAGTGTTGATTACCAGTAGCAGTATGTACTAAAAGATTGAACCATAGTTCAGACATGTTTTTACCGGTAACTTGGACAAACATTTACGTAAGACCTGAGCTCCCAAAACCGCCATCACCTCTTTCAGTATCATCAAGCTCATCAACCTCAACGGGTTGACCTGCCCAAATTGGTACTAAAATTAGCTGTGCAATTTTTTCACCTTTTTTAATTATAACATTAACATCAGAGTGATTAAACAAGTGAACATGTATTTCACCTCTATAGCCTGCGTCAATTACTTCAGCGCCTTTGTCTAATTTTAATTTTGTTGCTCTACCTGATTTATTATAAACCAATAGTGCATGCCCTTTTGGAAACTTACAAGCTAACCCTAAACCGGTGGTCATATCACCTCTAGCAGGAATACGTATATCTTCAATAGTATAAACATCAAGGCCAGCATCATCGCCATGTGCCCTTTGAGGTACAACAGCATCCGGGTGTAATTTTTTAAATTCTAACATTACTTACCTCTCAATACAAAGATTAGTCTGTTCCAAACCCCTTTGATAGGTTTTTGTGCAGATTTTTTACCAGCTCTATAACCTTTATTATAAATAGCTTTATTTGCTTTATCATTAAGATCATAAAATACTCTACTTTTTCTACCCATTTTTCATCCTTTCGTTGATTAAGAAATCAACACTGCTATCTCCAGATTTAATTCTGGCTCTGTTTAATGTAGTTATATCATAAAAATTTTCATAGCCTGTAATAATAGAATCAAGCTTTTCAAGTTTTAAATAATATTCACCTCTTGTTTTCATACGTTCAATAATGTTTTCTTTTGTAGCTGTAATTTCAACATACAAATGATCGTTTTGTTTTAAGCGTTTGCTTAACTCTTCTTGATACTCAAGTGTAAGTAAATTATACCCACGAGTAGCAGGCCCATAAATCAACTCAGACATATAAAACCTATCAAAGATAAGAATACCACCTGCCGGTTTAATTGCTTTTTCGTAAGTATCAAGCATTGCTTTATAGTTTTTATACAACATGTGTGATGCTGCTGCTGAATCTTCTGTTGGTCTATTACCGTGCTTAATTAAATAAGCATTTGGAGCTTGCTTAAGTATTCTTTCAGCCATCCAAGTTTTACCAGCACAATCAACACCTTCTAAAATCAAGATCATCTTTTACTCCTCATATTTGTAAATGCCATCAGCTGCAACTTTTAATTTACCTTGCTTTATCAATTCTCTAACAACTCTTGAGACTCTTGTTTTGCAAGTAGAACCTTTTGCAGCATAACCGCGTTCTGTATTAGTTATATCAATAATATCTTTTTTCGTATGTTTATTCTCTTTAATTAAATTTAGAATAAATTCTTTTACTGTAGTATTAAAGCCTGTCGTTACTTTTATTTTTGTTTTCTCAACCTTTGCTTCATTCTTTTTGTTTTCAATTTCCTGTAAAGCTAATTGATAAGCATTGTAAACTTCATCAACCATTTCACTTTTATCAAGGGAGGGTTCAATTTCAATATTGAGTTCTTTCTTGATTACCTGACAAATTTCTTCGGTAGATAGATCAGGCATATCAATAATGTTTTTTATATCATCCCTTGTTAATGTGCTCATTCCCATGTGTACCTCCTACATACTTTTAATGAACTTATCTACAAAATCGCTTGTAGATGGTTTTTCTTTTTTAGCAAGTTTATATGCTTGCTTTTCAAATAATTTTTTATCCTCTCTTGATAGCGTATTGATTTTATCTCTAACACATTCAAGAATAAAAGCTGATAGACTTTCATCTGGATACTTTTCCTTTACAAACTCCTCACAAATAGCAACAAAATTCCTTTGATGCTTAGGAACATAAATAGATAGTTGTTTATATAAACTATTTTCTTTTGTTTTCTTTACCTGATTTTTTTCTACTTGCATATTGTTGCATAGCCTCTCTTTTTTGCTTTTCTAATTTAAATCTTCTACGGTACTTAGCTTTAAGACCGCCCCATTTTCTTCTATTTCTTCCCAATTAATCCACCTTGTTTTCTATATTGATAACTGTAAGCCATGTCCGGTATTGGTAATATCCAAAGCAATGGTTGACCTTCTTTATATTCAGTTACCTTACCATTAGCTTTTTTACAATATAGAGTAATTGGAAAAAACTTATTAGGTTCCCCATTATCAATAACGTAACTTTCAAAATTTTTGTCATCTAGTGACAAGACCAAAAAGCATGTACCTGGCGGCAATTCAATTTCTAAGCCCAAATCAAATCTAAAGCCTTGGTTATATTCTTGTGCATTTTGTTCTTCAGGGCTTGGGGCACTTGAATCGTTGAATACATCACTTGGTTTATTTGGATTATATATAAAACTATAAGGTGAGCATATTTTAAACCCAAATGATTGAGCTTTATCAAAAGTCAAGTTTGACGTTTGAGTTTCTGGACTAGGAATATAAAAATCAGCACCCCAGTCATGTTTCTTATAGTTTATATCCATTGTATAAGCACCTGTTATTTTATCTCTACTTAGTCCCATTAAAATCCTTTTCTGTTAGCTCATAAGCCCAATGTTGAAGACTTTGTCTTATAACTGGACTAACAGTATAATCATTATAATTAGTGTCTTTCTTTTGACAGGCTTTAATTAATCTATTTCGCCAGCGACCATTAGGCCCCGCAAAGTTTAACCATCTTTGTATTTGACGAGTATCATCTTTTGACCTGCGCCCATAATAAAAATGGCAATACCATTGTACCCAACCATAAGGGTCAAGCTCTTCTTGAATCCAGCCTTTATCTCTCCAATCTTCAAGTGAGGTACCTGCATTTACTTTATATTTATTTAATTGTTTATTAGCAATTGATGATAACATTAGATCTTTGTCTACCCCTTGCCATAAATCTGGTGGTAAATTAGTCAAAGCATTAGTACCAGAATGGTTTGGGTCTTCAAGGTCTCTAAAATAAGACCCTCCAAAACTACCATATTCAAAAATTTGTTTTGGTGTCAAGTTAGGTGTAAACTCTGGATAGTCTTTGAAACTAATCAACATCAATTATAGCCTTTATATCAAATTCACTTTCTTTCTTATAAGTCTTTAATCTTGCTTTTGAATGGCGTTCAAGCATACCGTTGTCAGCATCATAGAAGTCAATAATCATTGCTTTACTTTTACCTTCTGATTTACGTAATGCTCTACCCACCCTTTGAACTGTTTGTTTGTTAGACTTGCCCCCGCCAGCCATAATGATTACATCCATTGATGGAATATTAACACCTTCATTAACAACAGTACTAATTAAAACTTTTATTTTTTTATTACCAAAATCTTCAAGTATTTGTTTACGTTCTTCAGCAGGTGTTTTACCCGACATAAATACAGCTTCGGGAATCATATCAGTTAATAAACCTCCATGCTCTTCAACCCTGGTTACTGTAATCAATACTGATTTATCCTGTGCTGAATATTGTTCAGCTAAGCGAACAATTTGAGCATTCCTTCTAGCATTTCTTAAAATATTTTGTTTATAAGCAGCTTGCCAATCTGAATACCTTTGTGGGGGATGAATCCTATACATTTGTATTTCAGGTCTTGTTAGCAATCCCCTTTTAATCAATTCACTACTACTAACATGGTCAATAACTCTACCCGTTGCACCCTCAAGTAATTCCCTTTCTAATGATTCAACATCACCGGGTGTAGCAGTTAATCCAAATTTATAATAACAATCAAGCATCATAGCAATTTGAAAGTAAGTATTTTGTATCTTGTTCTTACCTGCAACATTGATATGGTGTGCCTCATCAATACATAGTACATCAATACCTTTAAATAAATTATTTAAATCTTCATCATTACGTTTAATCTTTGACCATAATGATTGAACTGTAGCAACAGTAAATAATTTTGGATTGAAAACGCCTTCCCCAATTTCACCTACAAAGTCTTCACCTAAAAAGCCTTTTAAATCTTCAGCAGTTTGTATCAATAAATTAAGTGTTGGTACAACAATCAAAGAAGCTAATCCAAGCTCAGCTAATATTGCAGCAGTTACAACTGTTTTACCCGCCCCCGTTGCATGGTGAATAATACCTCTACTTGATTTAAGAGATGACTTTAGTGCCCTATCTTGATAATCACGTAATTCTGGTACATTATAACCTGGGGTCATCCTCATAGGTATGGGGTTACCCGCCGCTTTTGTTCTTACATCTTTAAAGGTTAAGGAGTCGGAATATGCCTGTAAGGCTGGATCTTTCCTTAACCTTTGTATAAATTTTCCCGTCCATCCCGCTGGAAATTTATTGTATTTAAAATAAGGTAGTTTACTAACCATTTTCATACGACGGGGTGGCTTTTGACTAAAGTCCAGCCCGTAATATTCATATTCTTTATTACACCATTGATGAAGCAATGCTTCTTCTTCGGGTGTAGCATTAGTAACTATAGTATAACTATTTCCTAAATTAAATTGCATATTTCCTTTGAGCTAATTCAATACAAGTTTTGATAGTTGTAAAGTATGTACTAATACAAGGTTTGCTTAAACCAAATGCTTTACTAATTGTTTCTCGTGTTGCATTAGGAAAAGCAATCTTGAAATAAAATACTTTTGCTAAAGATCTGTTCTTTGAAATCTTTTGTTCAACATCAGCATATATTTGCCAATATAAATCTTCATTGAATTGTCTATTGTAGCCACCCGTATCACTTAATGATTTATAGATTAACTGTTCAACATTTGATTTAGAATCATCTTCTAAGAATACTGAACTATCCATACTAATTTTGTGACCTAGCCTACCTTCTCTTGTTATCTTTCTTAATTCTTTAATAAGTGCTTGATGCATTCTCATTCTTATCCATGTTAGTACTGAAGAACCCTTACCATCTTCCCAAGTATTAATAGCTTGATATAATCCAATACGTGTAATTTGTTCAAAATCTTCTTCATCTCTTGCCCCGCTAGGGTCAAAATATTTGTACGGATTAACCATCATTACTGTTGAAGTCCAAAGTTCATCAAATACAGAACAAGAACCAGTTTCTTGAAATAATTTAACAAGGATAACTGCTTCTTTATTTGTCATTTGACCTCCTATTTGATAATTGTGTATAATTGATTAATCAAATATAACAATAAAATTTACAGATAGTCAAGAACTATTTATAATAAAGTTATCTTAGACAGTTAAACTCTTTATTTTCTGTTGGTATTTTCAAGATCAACTTAACCATTTCCCTAATATATGGTGAGCTAATGTTTTCTAGTTTTGATATATCATTTCCGTACATATCATAATTCTGTTGCATTGCCTCATGTAAGTTATGCCCAAACGAAGTATTAGGAATTTCGTATTGCATTTCATTAACATTTTCCAACTTGAAAATAAATTTTTCCAAGAAATTTCTTTCGGGCAATTCTCTACGTTTCGGGTAATACATGTGAGAAGCAAAGTGGTGGTATTCTCCAACCTCAAGCCCTAATTGTTGTGCAATGTAAATTTGTAAAAAAGTATGGTGAAAGATATCATAAGGCAGTAGATTGATTATATCATTAGTCCTCATGTTTGTAAACAAATGTAGCTTATCATCTCTTCTTAAAAAATGGTGTGTAAGTGTACAAGGCCTTCTATTATAACTTGGAACATTTAAAAGATATTCATCATTCCACATATTAATAATAGCTTCCCGCGTTGTTTTTTCTTTCTTCAATAATTTTATTGTTGCTGGTACTTGAAGTTTATAACATTCACCATAAGCATAATGAAATTTACCATCTTCTTTAGCAAGCTTTCTTTTCCAAGCAGGTCTGTATTCATAAGCAAGTCCAGGGTTTTGATAATATTCATCAACACCAAAGACTCCAGACATTCTATCAAATAATTCTTGAAAACACCATTTCCAGTTTTTTGGATAGTATAAAAGATTTTTATGTGGATCAGTCAATATTAATTGAACACCCATAAGATCCCGCGTCTTTGCAAGTAATTCGCCTTTATCTCTTACGGCTTTTACAGTATTTAAATAAAGTTCATTTGTATTATCACCTTTAATAGTCGTAATCATTGTAAATCCTCCAAATTATAATTTCAATAAAGACGATTATACTGATTGCTATTATAATTTCTTGTATCATTAAAAATTCTCTAGCCCACCGTCACTTGGAGTAATCTCTAAGGTACTTTCATCAAATACCATTGTTGCCGTCCCAGTCGGTCCGTTTGATTGCTTAGCAACGATGATTTCCATCTCATCATTCATTGAATCTTGAAAATAATATTTTTCCCTATATAAAAGCATTACAAGTCTAGCCGCTTCCTCATAATTACCAGAATCTTTTAGATCACTAATTTTTGGGCGTTTATCTGATCGGCCTTCAACGCCTCTGTTAATTTGAACAAGACAACAGATATGGCAATCAAACTCTTCAGCCATTCTTGATATTTCCCCTAGCTTTACCCCAACGGTTTGAGCTTTATTTGTTGCAACATTAACATCCATTAGTTTATCAAACAAGTCAAAGAAAACAACATCAACTTTTCTTTGTTGAGTTATTTGATATAATACACTTCTTACATCTGCAACGGATACTGAACGGCTTGGGATAACATGATAGTTATATTCTTCATCAATCTTCTTGTTAGCTTTTTGAATTAGTTTTAACCTATAATCATTATTATCCCAAGACCATGAGCGTAGTATCTCTGATAAGGGTATCTTGGTCATGATAGATTCTAATCTATCTTGCTCTGTTGAAAAACCTTGTTCAATACCAAAGTTTACAACCCCTAAACCATTTTCAAGTAAATTATACATCATGTTTGTTTTTACAGATGATTTACCCAATCCCGGTCTAGCAGCCATAATACTAATATCTCCTGGACTTAATCCATTTACTATTAGTTCATCAAGGTTTTCCCAACCAAAGTTTATAATTCTTCTATTCTTTCTTGTAATAAAATCTTGTCTTCTTACTTCAGACATATCGCCTGAACTAACAACTCTAATAGAACTTGAATAATAAGGGGTAGCTTTCCATAAAGCATCCATTGAATATTTAAGAAAAGCATCTTGGTCCATTACATCATCGTAGCCTTTTGTTTGTATTTCATTTGCTACAATAATTAATTGCCTTTTTACTTTTTTGTCTTCAAGTATAGCAGTATAAGTTTCAAATTCAGTATCTGAAATTGAGCTTTCAGCCAACTCAGCCAATCTTAGTCCACCGCCCACTGCTGATAAAGTATTGGTACTTTTTAGTTGTTCAGTTAAAGAAACAATACTTACATCTTTACCTTTTTCAAATAAAGCATGCATACCATTAAAAATTAATCCATTGTCTTTTCGATGAAAATGCTCGTTAGACAAGTCAGCCATTCCTTTGGCTAAACAAGTTCTACTCAAGATCATTAATCCTAAGACAACGTTTTCAGCTTCAATGTTTTGTGGTAATCGATCTGCCATAATAGCTATTTAAATATTTATCCTTTAATTTTTGTTTCAATTCAAGTAATCTTGCATGCCCTGGTCCACCGTGTTTAATTGTACCCATTTCAAGCATTTCTTCATAGTGTTTAATAATTGCTTTTAAACCCATTTTTTCACCCATAATAATCCTGCCTATAGTTGTATAAATTTACATGCATCAGCAACTCTGAAAAAATTTGAGCTTCCAATATTTTGTTCCAAACTCTCAGGTGTACCATTTACCGTAATAAACATTGGTAAATTATTTGAGTACCTTTTATATATAAGAGAATATAGTCTTGTTCTTTGAGCTTCATTCCATTTAGTAAATCCTAGCTCTTGTAAAATAAATAAATCAGAGTTTGTTAAGTTCTCATTTATTTTTGCTTCTTCCCTTGAGCGATCTCCAAAATCAAGCGAGTTAATTCCAATAAGATGGCTAGGAACATCGAGCAAGCTAACTCTATTTTTGAATAAGCCTCTATCATAAATTTCTTTACATGTTCTTGCCATTGTTCGGGTAATAATCTTTGGATTCCCCATAAAGCATAAACCACCACCATTAGGGAAATCGTCAATATATTCTTGAAGATATTTTTCGACCCCTTTACTAAGTTGTAGTTCGCTAAATGTTTTTTCATAATCTTTCTCCTTGAAGCCCCAAAGCTTTAAATAATTTTTACTTGTAATGATTGCCTCCTATCCATAATACAAGAGATTTACGTTCCCCTTGAGTTACAGGTGTAACTCTATGTAACATAAAGGAAGGAAAGAAAACAACTGTTCCAGCACCTTGTGGCATTTCAATAATTCCATTACCAACATTGGCCTGTAGTTTACCGCCCTCATAATCTTGTCCATGTTCACTTAATTCAATAGTACAACTTAACTTACGCTGTGTCATAACCCCACCGCCTGCATTATCCATGTGCCAATCATAATGACCAGCATCTGCTGGATAAACTGTATATTGTAAATTTTCTCTCATAGTTGTTAAGTCAAATTTGTATATAGCTTCATTAGCTTCTATAGCCATTTGCCCTATCTTTTCATATAGCCACTGACTTGATTCATTTTTCGGGAGCCACTTAACTTTACTTTTTCTTACACTATTTAATGATTCGTCTTCAATGCTGTTACTAGCTGTTGTTGCAATATCAAAATCAATAGTATCAGCCAGTGCATGTACTCTGGTAATATCTTCGGCTGTTAAACCTTTTTGAAAATAATAATAAGTGCTATGGTTTACGTTATCATCATACGGAAAATCAAAATCAAAATTCATATATATCCTCTACTTTATAATATCAACCTGTTTGGTAACGGTTGTAGTTTTCTTACGTTTCATTACATATTGATGTAGGTTAGCTTCAATCTGTTTTAAAGAATTAAGTTTATCATCCCAAAATTCCTGCGCTAGAAAATAATCAATAGCACCTTTCCATTCTTCTAAAGATAGCTTACCTTCTTTTAATACCCGGCCTGCAATAGCCCATTGTTGTCTACGCCAGTCAGGTGTTTTACCTACCCCTTGTTTTGCAACAAGTTTATCTGCAAAATAATTTACTAAATCTAATTGAGCTTTCTTAATATGAATTGCTGTGAGACTCTGCAGTGCCCGTTTATATTTTACTGTCACTTTAGTTTTCGCTAGACTAATAGAAGTATTATCTTTATTACTATTATTATAAGTATTTACTAAATAGTATATATAATGCTCGTCGCCCCCACTCTCTGATTGCTTCATTAAAGGTAATAATTCACATTTTTCATTAGTAAAAGCGTCAGTTATTGAGCTAGAATCATATTTTATAACCCCTTTCTCAGTTAGATTGACTATTTGTCTGCCCATCTCGAGATCAGAGAGTTTTAGCATCAGCTTTTGAACCCTATTAAGATCTATAGCAGTGCCTACACTTATGTATCTTCGTATAATTAAATAGAATACGAGCTCAGACTTATTCAAGTCTTTATGTAGTTTAATTATTTGTTCATTGAATTTTGGCATTTGGTCTATTCAATTTACCGCTTTTGAGTAATTTCTTTGCAGAGTCTATATCTATTCCTTTTACAGTATGTCTTGTACATCTCTTTTCATCTACTGCTGATTGTATAGCAGCTCTAAGCCTTACTCGTTCATCAATTCTAAATGCTTCTTTTCTTTTTCTTGTATCACGTTCAATCGAGGTTTCTAATTCTTTACCTGTTTTTTTTCGTTTTGCAATTTTTGCTCTTTGTTTATCTCGCTGTTCTTTATTTGTCCAGTATACTGCTGTAGGATAACTAACATCAAACTTGTCGGCTATACTTTGATAGGTCCAGCCTTCAGCTCTAAGTTCTCTCATTTTATTGACAGCCTCTTGAGTAACTTTATATCTTTTATCTTTCATAGCTTTTCCTTTTACTGTGGTGCTTGTGATATTCTAGCAATCTAAGTTTAGTTTATCATTATTGTTATTCAGGCAATCAAGCACCACAATTCTGATCTTAAAATTATTTATCAACCTTTACTATATTTGTTTAATTGAATAATACAATATTACTTATAAGGTTAATTTCTTTTAGGTACACTTTATCAAGCAAACGGTTACAATTAGTTTATTGGTTTGTAAATTGTTTTATCAATAATAATATTACTAAAACTAAATTGGAGGAAATTGAATATGATTAATGCTCAAGAAATACAATACCCAGATGGTACAAAGGTTGAAAAACTAAATCTGGTTAGCAACGACATAACATTATCAAAAATGGATAAGGTTGATTGGTCAGGGCTTTTTGATGGTGATAATATTTTAACACCTCAACTTGCAATGCACTGTCTAGATTGTTTCTTTACTTTGACGCCTAAGTTGAAATTGATTGATGAATCAGGTAATACACATAATTTGTCTGATTTTCAAATCGGGGAAATAATAAAATATAATGGGGAAGAATTTGAAATATATAATACAGAAGAGATTGCTGGATTGTTTGAATATATTTTAACTGAAACCGCTAAGATAAGAAAAGACATGGAAAACACTGGGGTTAATTAATGAATTTTAAAAAGTTAATGATAGGGTTAGAAGAATTGGTCAAGAAAGATTTGAAAGATGATCACCTTGCTCAAGTTCGTATCAAAACTTTATCAACAGGGTTGAAAGCTATTGAATTAATGAAAAAGCACCCTCAATTAGAAGAGGCTTGTGTACCTTTATTGGTTTCACACATGGAAATATATGCTGAACTATTAGTTATGTCTCAAATAATGGGGTCTGAAATACCAAACGAAGAAGAATCATTAGCTTTAATATTACAATCAGCCCATACGGTTGGAGATGCTTAATGGATAATAGGGATATGGATGATAGCTTAAAAAAGCTAACACCTGAAGAAAGAGTAAAATATGTAGGCAGTAAAATGACTGACACATGGCGAAAGAAAACTGTAAAAGAGTTTTTTGAACTTTATGGTCACTGGTATTATTTTACAGGAATTCCATCAAGAGAAAGAAAGAATTGGATTGAACAATACAGAAAAGAAGGAGTATAGCGATGGCTAAAGAGACCAATAAACAAAAACCAGATGAACAAATTGTAAATCAAATGGAACAGTTTAATAGTAATCCAGCAATGAGAGTTACTGAAACTGTAAATGAAAAAGGGGAACTTCTACAAAAAGAAGTTGAGATCTATCCCCGAGCTTCATCAAATGTTGAATACGCAGTGGATTCAAAAGGTAATGTTAAACCAAAAGTAAAGGTTTATCATGAAAATGCAAACGAAGCTTTCCTAGTTGCAACTGAATTAATGGAAAAAGCTATGGATGCGGCTAAGAAACTTAGCAAGACTGAAGGATAATATCCTTTAAATTATAGACAAGCCTGACAATAGATTTGTTAAAATTTAAAATTAAAGGTAATTGGGGAACACATAAACCAATTGCATACCTTAAGTTAATATTTAAATTGGTTAGCAAAGAATTTTGAAAAGTAATTGGTTGGCACTAGTAACTTTGTATTGTTGGGCTTAAAAATTTAAAAGGAAAATATTATGGCAATAAATAAAGATTCAGGCGACACTAGAACTTATGTGGCAGACAAGCTAACTAGTTTTGAGTGGCGAATACCTCGTAGAAGCGTAGCAAGAACAGCCATAGATCCGGCATCTAATGATAGTACAAATTGGCCAGGTAGAATAGCTAGAAATACCGCCGGTTTGCCTCATATAAATATATTATGTTATGCCAGTACAATTACAAGCGATGACGCTGCTGTAATTCAGGCAAGTAAGTCGGCAACTTTTGCAAGTGGTAATGTTAATGCTAATGGTCATACAAGAGGCACATCAACTGATCATGCACAAATACCGGGTTTTCATTTTGCAGCAATAGATGCTAACACACTTACTCAATCTGCTGAGAATGAAACACTTTATTTAAGAGCTACACACGCTACAGACAATACGGCCACACGTGAAAAACAAAAGTTTGAAGGTAGTTAAATTTAAATGATATATGGAATTGACCCAGGTACTGAAAAATCAGCTTTAGTAGGTATTGACGAAGATTACAAAGTTCAATTTATACAATACGATACAAATCTTGAAATCGAAAAAACACTAGAAACTTTTAATCCAGACCAGGATTCATTAGCCATTGAGTTTGTACAGTCTTATGGTATGGCGGTAGGTCAAACAACTTTCTTAACTGTAAGGGCAATAGGCAGGTTCGAGAAAGCTTTTGGAAAAGACACTAATATTTATTTATACACTCGCCCAACCATACTTACACATATAACAGGTGGGGTAAGAGGTAAAAAGAAAACTCAAGTTATTCAATCATTAAAATTGAGATTTGGTGAATCTAAGAAAGGCCACCCATTAGAAGGTATTAGTAATCACCTTTGGGATGCTTTGGCGGTAGCAGTCTACCACCATGATGGTGCTAAACTTGGTCACGTTGATTGGGCAGCAATAAACCGTTAGGAATAAAATGAAAAAACTTTGGATTGACCTTGAAACCACAGGCTTAAATCCACGCAAACATTCCGTTGTTCAAATAGCCGGGATTGTTGAAATCGACGGTGTTCATAAAGAATCCTTTTGTTATAAAGTAAGACCTTTAAAAGGCTCAGCAGTATCAAGACAGGCCTTAGAAGTTATAGGCTCAACAGTTGAAGATTTAAAAGGCTATCCCAACCCTCCCATTATAAAACAAGAGTTATTGGATATTTTTAATAAATACATAGACCCTTATGATAAGAATGATAAGTTTTATTTTTTAGGATACAATGCCCGATTTGACTATGATTTCTTAAGGGCTTGGTTTGAAAAACAACTTTTTAGTTACTTTGGCAGCTTTTTTTGGTTTCCGCCTATTGATATTATGAACATGGTAGCACATAATCTCATGGGAGAAAGGGAAAAGTTGATTAATTTTAAATTGTTCCAGGTTTGTAAATACCTGGGTATCGAAGTAAAAGAAGCAGAATTGCAT